GAACGTAAACTATTGTAGTGTCATATCAGACTATGCCACGGGGACACCGCAAACCATCACGGTTAGCCCAGCATTCCCGGGCGCTCCCGCCAATGAAGATGCGTTTCTCATTTTGCCATACATTGGGGTGTTACCAGCTGAAGTTGCCGATGCGGTCTGGGATGAGGCAACATCGGGCCACACCGGTGCAGGTAGTGCGTGCAAGGCGTTAACCGACGTTTTGGCCGACACAGGCACAGATGGTGTAGTGCTCGCAAACGACGCAATTACGGCGGCCAAAATCGCCGCAAGCGCAATTGGGGCCAGCGAGATTGCCACCGGCGCGATTGATGCCGATGCAATTGCCTCGGATTTGAACACGTACCAGGCCAAGGTCTGGCTGATCGACGACGACGGCGCGGGGACACCGACGGACCGTTACGTGGTGGTTTGGTTCCTCAATTCACAGCCTGTCACATCTGGCATTACATCTCCTACTATCCAAGTGATTGAGGCCAGCGACGGTTCCGATCTGGTCGGATCCACCCCAATGACGCAAATCGCCAGCACCGGGTTATACCGGTATGACGAAACGAGCAACAGGATTGCCGACGGCGCTCACTACATCGTCAAAGTCGAAGCCACGATTGGCGGCTCAACCCGCACGTGGTATCAGCCCATCGGGAGGGATTCGGCGTGAGTTTCTTGAATGGCTACGGCTGGTATCACCTGTTTGATGACGAAAGGCTCATCAGTGCAGGGATATTCAAATCCGGGGCTGACATCGGACAAGCGGAGGACGCACTCACCGCGCTGCTCGTTTCCCTGACCGCGAGCGACGTCGGGCAGGGCGCAGAATCATCTCCTATGCAGCAGATTGCCATGGGCGACTTTGCGCAGGGCCAGGGCGCAATCGGCACATTTACGGGCACAGGTTACACTGGCGCTGATGCATGCCAGGGTGACGACGTAGGCGGGGCTGCGATCTTTCAATCGGTCGGCGATACTGCACGGGGTAGCAATGATGTATTGGTGGTGTTTGCGTTCTCCGACACCGGGCAAGGCGGGGAAGCAGTGGGCGCTTTTACAGCCTCCGCCTCTGTGGGCGACACTGCCCAGGGAGAGGATAGTCAGGGCATCGCCGCAACGCTCAGTATCGTTGGAGAGGCGTGGCAAGCCCTCGATGATACCTCCCTTGCAGCACTCATTACGGCAAACGATATCGGGGAAGCATACGAAACACTATCGGCATTGGCGGCGGCGCTTACGGCGGAAGAGGACGGGCGAGCGGTTGCCGATATTGGCACTTTTACCGCCTCCATTGCTATTTCCGACAACGGGCAAGCCTCCGAGGCGTGGGCCGCTACGGTATCAATATCCACCGGCGACACTGGGCAAGGGGCCGAAAGCGTGACGCCACGATTTGCCGTCACGGTGACAGATGCCGCGCAGGGACAGGAAGACGCCGGAATGTCCTTTACTGTCATCGTTAGCGATGGGGCCCAAAGCGGGGATGCGACCGCGCTCGCCGAGGTGTTGGTATCTCTGAGCGAGTCTGGGGAGGGAAGCGAATCGCTAGAGGTTGCCGTGGCCCTCGCATTGGAAGAAACCGGCCAGGCCGAAGGTCTGGCAACCGCCATCGGTGGAGGGACCGTATACCTCATACTGAGCGACGCCGCCCAAGCCGGGGACTCGTTTACAATCCCCATGACAGGGGTAGGGCTGACGTTGGCAGAGCGATCATTCGGGCTACAGGTGGGGCAGCGTGGCTTCACCCTCACGATGCCAGAGCGGGATGAGGGCAATCTGAAAGCGGGGAAGAAATGACCAAGCCGCGTGAAGTGATTGAAGGGCCGCAATACCAGGGTGAGGATGAAGAGATTGTCTACACCATAGATATCAGCGAGTGGGGTAGCAGTCCATCGGGGGTTACGGTCAAGGTCTATGACGAAGACGGCGCTGACGTAACCACGACGGTTACTAGCGGATCATCCTCTACCACCACAACGACGATCACGCTCCCCACCATCAAATCACTCACGGCGGGCACCCAGTACAGGGTTGAGATCAAATTCACCGCCGGGGGCCAGGTGCTGGAAGCGTATTTCGTCATCATTGCAGAGGATTGAGCGATGTCATATTGTACAGTTACAGACGTTGAGCGGCTGATGCAAATGGAGTTCAGCATCGAGGGCCGCCCGTCCAAGTCAGATGTGGAGAGCAACATTGCCCGCATCGCCGCGCGGCTGGACGGCGTAGCACAGGCCAGCGGGTACACAGTTCCCGTCACGGACTCGCAAGCGGTTGAGTTGATGAAAACCTACAACGAATTCGGCGCGGCTTGTATGACGTGGCACGCAGCATTTGTTGGCGATCTCCCCCCTCGCGCTGAGTATTGGTGCACCGAGTACCGCGAATTCATCAAAGACCTGCGGGCTGGGGCTGTTCAACTCCCAGGGGAAGACCCGGAGAGCGACCTTGATCCCGTTTTTGACATCGTGCCCCACGTTCGTCAGGATGACTTTTTCACAAGGCAGGATGAATGATGGCAAGCTTTGGCCGTAGTGAAGGGCGCGTAACCATCGCCAAGCTATTTGGGGCCGATGTCATCATTCGTACCACGGATGTGGATAAGACTATTGTACACCTAAAGGACATCGCCGAGCGAATGAACAACTTGGAGCCGGTCTTTGACCGCTTCGGGCAGTATATGGTGAGAGAGCACATCCCGATGCAATTCGAACGAAAGGGCACGCCGCGCCGATGGGCCCCACTATCGCCCGCCTATGCCAGATGGAAACAGCGGCATTATCCTGGGCGACCATTACTAGTGTTGAGTGGCAAGATGCGCCGATTGTTCAAATACCGCGCGGGCCCCAGGTCACTGCGCATTGACAACCGGCGGCGGGCAGGAAATGCCCGCCTGTTCGACATTCACCAGTTCGGCGCGTCTAGAGCGCCGGCGCGTCCGATGATCCAGGTCACCGAGACGGACAGGGATGTATTCCGCGAGATGGTAAGAGAGCACGTCGCTGGGGAGAGCTAGGAATGAGCTACAGTACAGACGACATCATTGATGCAATAATAGACTACATTATTGATACCCTGATGGACGTTGCCGATCTGGACGACATCGCCGTGTTTGTGCGGGGCATATTGCCGCCCAATATGGTCCCACAAAATCTCTATCCATTCTGTGAGGTTTTCATCGCCGAGGAAACACAGGACCCGACTATGCCAGAGTTGAGCGGAGGGGTATTTCAGCAGGTATACACGGGCCTGTTGACCTTCAACGAGTTGGTCACCCGAACGGGTGGCGACTGGCTCGACCAGTATGATGAGCGCAAGGCGCGGGTACGCTCTTACGACGATGTGCGGCGCTACGTCCAGGCGGCAAAACAAGAGTTAGAAAAGTGCGAGCATCGTTCGTTGGGTGACTTGACCCTGGGCAGTGAGGTCGTATACCAGTTTGACATCACAGATCCGCGCATCTACGGCCTGGACGAAAATCAGCGGGTTAACTCGTGGGAAAACTTTGGATCGTTGCCTTTCAAAGTTTCCACAGAGAGGGAGGCACGATGAAATTCAAAAAGCTAACGGTGATTGCGCCAGAGGGGCGGCACATCACAGGTTATGGAAGCCGGTTGCAAGGCGAGGTATTCGAGCTGCCAGACCAGGTAGCAAACGCGCTCCTGAAGGATCAGCCGGGGGCGTTTGAAGAGTTGCTTGAGGAAACTGAGGAAATTCAGCCTGACGCTGAGGGGGAGGATTAGACTATGGCAGGATGTCAGCATTTTGTGTACAGCGCGGAAGCCGCTTTTGGTACGTGGGTAACGCCCGCCAAAGCGATACCGATTGAAACCGCAGACGTGGGAGCAGAGCGCGAGGTAATCGACCTTCGTACCACCGGCGCTTGCCGGTCGCTCTTCCAACGCGTACTTGGCCCAAAGTCGGTAAGCGGCCAACTGGTCACCTATTGGTGGCCCTCGTACATCGCCACACTCATCAAGAACTGGATGCGGGATAATGCCACCAGCGGAGGCGGTCCATACGTCCACGCATTTCTATTCGACGACGGCATTGCCCATCTCGGTTATTCAATCCAGCAAATTGCCAACACGACCAGCGGCGTGGGCACGAACATACTGAGTGCCTACGTGAGCACCTTGCAGATCGGTCTTGCCGCTAAAGAGCAAGCCAAATTCACGTTCAACTTTGAGGCCAAAGACGAGGCCAAGATCGGCGGGACGTGGGATTATAACGGCGGCGCTTCCCCCAGTATGGTGAGCACGCCGGGCAGTAAATATGCCAGCATCGCCCGGCCGCTGATGTTCTACGACGGCACGATCACCATCGGGGGCACGCCGAGCCTGGCCAGCAATGTAATCACCATCACGAGCGGCACTGATTATGCCAAGATTTTATCGGCAACGATCACTATTAACAATGACTTGGACACCGACGGCTTTGGAATCACCGAGGATGAAACCCGACAAGAGATTTGGCCTGGCGACCGTGAAATTACGGTGACGTTCGAGATTAGCTGGACAGACTACGCCACCACGTTCTACGATGCAGCCAGGGCGGGCACAGCGATGGCGTTCGAGCTCGGTCTAGACGGGGCAGGAAACTCAGAGGGCCACATCGTGATACCGAGCGTGTTCTTTGACCCAAACAAACTGCCCCCCATCACGGGCAGCAACAAGAAAAAGACACTCTCGCTCACCGGCAAGGCTCAGTATGACTCGGTGACCGGAAAAGATTTCAACATGTGGATTCAAAGCGACGAATCCAGCATATAACTCACAACGAAAAGGAGAAAGATGAACACCGAAACCAAGACAATCGAAGGGGTTGACTACGTATTACGCCAGCGTCTGGGCTGGTACGAACAAGAACTGATCGACGAGAAGGACTTGCGCTTGATGACCGATGGGCGCTCTCTTGAGCAAGTCGGGGAGGGTGACCTTGCCGATCTGGAGCATATTGAGATCGTGATGACCCCGACGCGGCACAAGATGGCGCGACTAGAGGGCCGCCTGGTGAGCATTGATGGTAAGGGCGCAACGCGAAATCGAATCAAGGCCATTCCGCCAGGGCATACGGCAATCCTGACTGACCGCATCGCCGAACTAGAGGAAGAGCAACGCCGGGAGGTAGCCGAATTGCGGGCCGGAAACCCTACCGAGACACCATCCGGCGAATAATCCGCAACTCAATTATCTACGACCTAGAGACTAAAGACTCAGCTTGGAAAACACGCGAGGAAAGGCGACTAGAGGCGCGGGCCAAACAGGCCATCGCTCAATGGAAGTTAGTTGCGAGCGGGGCCGCGTCTCTCGGGGACTTGTACGGCAGCCCTGTACCACACGTCCGACTACTGGAGTTTTTGGCGGTGGATAACGATGTAGAAGAGGCGAGAGAAGAAAAACGCAATGGCTAATATGCGCGATTCATACACGCTTGACTCAAAAGCGGATACCTCCGGGATTCAGGGGGCCACAAATGCAATCAAGCGCCACGCCAGTGCTGTAACCTCCCTAGGACAACGGGCCGCCAATATCCGGGGAAAAATCAGCAGCGCAAGGGCTGCCCTGTCCAGCCTGGCCAAGACGCCAGTAGGCGCTAGGATGGTTGGGGCAGGGAGAGCGCTTTCTAATATGGCGGGCGGTCTCAAGAAAATGCGCCCAGCCGCCGCCGGTGCTGTACGAGGGATGGCGGGTCTCACCAGGGGTATTGGAGTCCTCCTCACGAGCGGTATCTTTGTGCTCGTGGGGCTATTGACACGCCTCCCTGCCCTATTTGGCTCTATGCGTGAAGCCGTTGAGAGTACTAGTGATAGTATTGGCGGCGGGGGTGGTATCAATGAAGGCCTAGAGGGAACATCGTCCGCCGCAGAGAATGCCGGAAGCTCATTAGGCAAAGCCGCAAAAGCCGCAGAGGAAACCGCAGAAAGGATCAAGGGCGTTTTCGGGGCGTTCGGCCAGGTCGGGGCTGGGTTTGTCCAGAGGCAAGGCCGCATCTACGATAGCACGAAATCCGCCGCTGACTCTGCTGTAGATGCCGCTGACGCCGCCATCGACGCGATGTCTGATGCGGAAGCGGCAACGGGTGGGGCTATAAAATCCACCAGTCGCTTTGGAAGCGCACTCGACCGTATCAGCACAGCCTGGGGCAAGGCTAAAGACAAAATTCTGTCGGCGCTCGCAGAGGCGCTAACGCCAGCGCTGGAAAAGCTCGCTGATTTGATGGAATCACCCGCATTTCAAAAATTTGTTGATCTACTGGCCGAAGAACTAGCAGAAGCGGTAGAGAAAGTGGCTGGATGGTTCATTGACGAGGGTATTCCTGCATTTGAAGATTGGATGGAACAGGTAAACGAGGCCGGGGGATTGTTCGCGTGGCTGGCAAAGGTATTTGAGGAACAGAAAGAGAAAATGAAGCGCATCATCTATATGCTTGCCGTCATCATCCGGGGCCGACTCACTATAATCAGGATGGATTGGAAGCGAGCCTGGGAGAATATGAAGGCGGCGGCCCAGGCTATATGGGATAAAATCAAAGAGGGTGCGCGTACCCTGGTTAATTGGGTGAGCGAGAAAATATCGGGGTTGAAAGAGGCGTTAGAAGCGCCATTTGTGGGGCTACCTGATTTTGTCAGTGGTATATTTTCGAGCATCGTCAAAAAAGTCGTAGACGGTGTGAATTACATCATCAGCGTCATCAATTCTTTGATCAGCGCCTACAACAGCGTGGCGCGAAAACTCGGTGTCCCAACAATAGGCTCTATGAAATCAATCAAAATTCCAGAGATGGCGCGAGGCGGTATCGTTACAAGCCCCACGCTAGCCCTGTTAGGCGAGCGCGGGCCGGAGGCGGTTGTGCCACTCGGTAGAAGGGGGCTAGCAGGGGCCGGGGGTATCAATATAACCGTACACAATACAATCCAAGGCCCATTCGGACCGGGTTACACCCCCCGTCAAGTGGGGGATGAGTTGGCAGAGAGTTTGAACCGCCGCCTCATTCGCGAAGCGCAAAAGAGAGGGCTAACCCTGTGATTATCGCGCGGTTTGGTGACACGTGGTCTACCGCCCACGAATTCGGTACAATTGAGGCCGAAGACAACTGGTCAACCCGCCGCGAACCCGTGCAACAACAGGTCGGCGGTGCAAGCGGCGTCTACGACTTCTTCGGCAGCGAAGATTACCCCGTACAGCCCCTTACCGTGGCAAAGCGGTACACTATTACCAGCTCGACCTACGCAGGGGTGGAAACAACAGACCTGGAAACCCTGCGGGGCGATCTCTACAACGGGATCAGTAAACTTTGGGGTGAGATGCGCGACGGCACGCGCCGCTGGGCCTGGGCCAAGTGCGTCGGGTTGAAAACAAATGAGAAGAGCAAAACGGCCAAGACAGCGGCGGAGGTCGAACTGGAGTTTTTCATACCGGAGGGGGTTTGGTACAGCGAAACCGCCAACACGGTGAACAAAACCGCTGACGACGCATTTAATGTAACCAATGCTGGAAATTTCCCCGCTCTGGTCTATGCCGAGTTGACTCCCTCCAGTGTAAAAGTCACCAAGTTCTTTTGGGCGGTCGTGTCGCCGCTGATCAGTACCGCCACCACATTCACGTGGGAGGATACTGGCACAGGTATACCCTCTGGTGACACATTGATAATCGACAGTGCGGCATACTCAATCACCATGGCCGGCCTTGACTCGTACCGGTATGTCACGCTAGGCACGGG